CCATCTCCACATTTTTGGCCGGATGCTGAAACTTGCTGCTCCCCCCACGGTCATAGCTAGTACACAACAGGCGGGGAGATTGGCTATGCAGGTTGGAATCACAGGTAAGCCGTTACAACAGCTCAGAGAACTACAGGTCTTGATGGGGCGGGATGCACAATTCGTTATCAGCCTGGCGTTGTTGATCCTGAAGAAAGTGGAATTGGAGAAACGCACTGGAGCTAAAGCGATCCTGATAAACCTGAGGTAAGGCTATGCAGAGTCCAGATAGGGTTGATGAACTGATTGAGGCAGGCAGGCGCTTGGGTTTCCTGCAGGGTATAGCGGTAGGGGTAGGGACTGTAGCCATTGCACTGATAATTGAGGCACTGATATGACTTTGGACTTGGTTGCACAGGTCTACCTCGGCTTATGCTGCTTTGCAGGGGCTGTTCTCGTCTTCTGGATATTTGGGAGGGGTTAATGAGGGACTGGCAAATGATTGCTTACACGCTGGGACTGATACTGGCAATAACGAACCTGATATGGGTACTGACATGAGTGATGAAAGAGAAATGACGCGGGAAGAGTGTGTTGCTGAATTGGCCAAGCTTCGCAAGCGGTACTCTATGCTGGAAGCCGTTGCTGTAGAGCGGAAGCGGGATATTAAGGATCTGACACAGCAGTTGGGTGATCTTCGGAATACCCCAGCTAAAAGGGAGATTGAAAATCTGAAGAAGAAGGCAGCTGAGGCAGGGCGATTAGCCTTTCAGCGGACAGAGCAGCTGATGAAGTTGGAAGGGGAAATGAAGGCGGCCAAACAGCAGAGTGAAGGGCTGGTCGCACAGCTTGAGCTGAAAGTGGCCGATCAGAGTGCTGTCCTGGAGTCGTGGGCTGAGCAGCGTAAAGCAGACCAGGGCGAAATGAAGACCCTCAAGGAACAGTTGGCACAGGCCTACGTCGGCTTGCATGAGGCAGAGACTGAGGCCTGTAAAGTGAAAGACGCTCTGTCGGCACACCATGAGCAGCTAAAGGCTTGTGAGGATGACCGCAAGGGGTTGGCCGAAGATCTCATTGAAATGCGAAATATGAAGGATGCAGGGGAACAGCAGAGGGAAGCAGACCAGTGTGTAATCAACGACCTCCTCAAGCTGCAAGCTGAGCATAAGGCCACCGTCTCAGAGCTGAAGGATCGCCTGGCAGATGGTGCTGTGAGCTACCGTAACCTGGAGCATGGTTACAATATACAAGCGGACCTCCTGGAGAACACACAGAAGAAGCTGGAGGGTTCAGAGTCCGAATCAGAAGCTCGACGCAAGTCTTACCTCAATAAATCCAAGCTGGTAATCAGCCTCTACGACAAGCTGGACATACAGCGTGAGCACACAAAGGATGCCAAGCATAAGGTCAAACTCCTGAAGTTCAGTACAGGGGTGTTGATGGTAGCTGTCATTGCACTGGTGGTTATATGAAGAGCTATCTCTCTCACTGGTATGAGCAGGAGCGGAACAGGGCAGACCGCTTGCGGAATCGGTTGCATGAGCTTGAGGCAGAGTATATCAAGCTGGTCAATGAGGTAGGGCATGAGCGTTGGCACCACAGGCAGTTGAAGACCGAGTATGCCCAGCTGCTCTTCCAAAAAGAAAAGATTGACCAACAGCGAGGCGTTTACAACCTGGCCCTCCTGGGACTGACTGTAATCCTCATAGTAAGCAACTTAGCGTGGTGGATAGGATGACAGAGAAGGATGCTATTAAGCAGCTCATGCGGCTCTGGGACCACCGCAAGCGCTACATCATGATGGCCCCCAACTGTTACACCCAGAAGGACAATGAGTGTGATGTGTTTGCGGTAAGGAAGTCCGGGTATTCTGATGAATTTGAGGTGAAACTCAGCCGGTCAGACTTCCGGGCTGATGCCAAGAAGGTGGTACGCTGGCGGCGCTGGAAGAAAGAAGACCAGGGATGGCAGGAGCGTTGTGAGATCAACCCTGCATTCCGCTACAAGCACCAGGCGCTCAAGGATGGACTGATGACACCGAATTACTTCTGGTTTGTGATGCCTACTGATCTGGCCACGCAAGTCCTGGACGAGTTACCACCCTGGGCTGGTTTGATCGCCATTAAGGGGACAGTCCAGATGGTTATCCGCAAGCCCCTTCGGTTGCACACCAACAAGCTGACCGAGCGGCAAAAGTATAAATTGGCCCATAAGCTGTCATACCGCTACTGGGATATGTACTTGGAGTCTTGAATGAAAGTTGAGTGGACACGATACGAAACGAACCGGTTACGCATCCTGTATGGCCTGATCAGCGTCCCTGAGATTTGTAAGGTACTGGACAGGACCCCACCTTCCGTAAGAGCCAAAGCACGACTCATGGGCTTGGAGCAGGATCAGGTGAACATGCGGGGTGGACAGGTCTACCCCAGCAGTCAGTTAACGGACGCTCAGCTGGATATGATATGCAGCCTGCTGGACGACTCTTGGACCCTTCGACAGATCTTCACCGAGCTGTTCAACGAAGTACCTGGCGTCAATTACGTAAGCCTCAAGGACCGTGTTCAGTCCTACCGGGGTACCCAGATTGCAGGAGAAGTAGCATGAGACGGATTCAGTATTCCCGCCGGGTCAAAGTGCCCATTTATGACATGTATCTGGTGATTTCCTTCGACATGGAGGACCTTCTGCGTGAGTACCCCGGGTTGTGTCAGACGCTCGGTGACTTTGAAGGTCTGGAGTATGCACAGGGTATGGTCTTTGATGGGGTGGAAGGTGACACTGCTATGATCGCTCTACTGATCCACCGGGAGGCCGTGAACATGAACACCATGACACACGAATCAGTTCACGCTGCCGTAGCTATACTGGATGGTGTAGGCGTCCCTGTCACTATTTCCAACCAGGAAGCCCTGGCATACCTGACAGGATGGGTGGCCGAAACCGTAGAGCGTCATTGGAACCAATTACTGGAGAAAGAGAATGCCCAAAAAAGCAAGATTAAACGAACTGAAGACCGAGCTGGAAAAGCTACTGCCTCAAGTGCTGATGCTCTCAGCGACGGCACGTTGTGCACGGAAGATGACGGCTGAAGAAGAGACCCGGCTAGCTGAGGTCAAAGCGCGTTGCTACAACCTTCGGGAAGAAATTAAGCAGCTGGAGTGGGAACTAACGGCTGATCCTGGGGACTAAACATTTGAACCGGCACTACTTCATATCAGGGTTTCACGGTTCAGCTTTAGCCCCAGAGATTAGTCACCTCTGGGGTTTTTTATTGGGAGAAAAACATGTTCCAAGATCTTGAAGAACGTTATTACATCGGAATTGACCCTGGTAACTCAGGTGCCTGGGCTGTCATCAATGCCAAGGGGCGGTTACTCCACGTGGCTGATATGCCACTGACTCAGGACACTGAGAAAAAACAGAAGATTGATGCACAGTACCTCTACCAAACCATGTCAGACTACTGTGATGACCTCACACCTACGAAGGTGATACTGGAACGAGTACAGGCTATGCCTGGCGGTGGAACAGCTTCTGGTATGCCCTCTCAGGGCATTGCTTCCACCTTCACCTTCGGTAAGGCAGCCGGGCTTATTGAGGCCACAGCCATCATAGCGTTTGGTGAAGACAACCTGAGCAAGGTCACCCCACAGGCCTGGAAGAAGCGCTTCGACCTGACCAAAGGCAGTAAGAAACTTGCTGTTGCTGCGTTGCATGGTCGGTCTGATGCCCAGGGCGAGCGTAACTTCTCCGCCACCAAGAAACTGGCGAGTGTCCTTGAGGCCAGGGCATTATTCCCTGAATGGGAAAAGGTCTTCATTGTGAGCAAAGATGGGCGGGCAGAGGCCACCCTGATGGCTTACTTACTCTACATTGACAGCCAAGGTAAGAAAGTATGACTGATATGGTGAACAACCCGCCGCACTACAATAACCCAACGCCTTCCAGTGAGAACTGTGACAGCGTGGAGACCATTGATGCGATCGAAGCCATGATGACCCCCCAGGGCTTCCAGGATTATTGCCGGGGTAACGCTGTGAAGTACCTCAGCCGATGCCAGGGTAAGGGTACTTATCAGCAGGATCTGAAAAAAGCTCAGTGGTATTTGAACAGAGCACTTGCAAGTTGCGAAGCAGACGCTACACTGTAGTTACCCGCTGGAGAAGACTCGTCCCCTTCTCCAACAGCTGGCCTTAACCACCAGCGACTAAGCCCTCGGCCCTTTCACAGGTCGGGGGCTTTTTTATGGTATTCTCTCTGCAAACCAACCAGCGGAGCACACCATGAAAACACCTGTTGAGACACATCACTGCAAAGTCTGTGGGCTGAAGTGGGAGCGTAACCACAAGGGCGACATCTTCATTGACACACTGCACCCAGGCATGAACCCTACCTGCCCTGAGCACTTCCAGGAGATTGCTGACATACTGAACCCTAAGCCTAAGCGTAAACCCCGCTCAAAGAAGGACGACTGACGTTCAGTCTGGCCGTGGTAAGATCCGTCGGGACAACCCACCCTGATAGGTGATTACCATGGCTATCACCAAGCCCCTCCTCTCACTCCAGTTACTCCGCAATACACACGGCTCCAGCCTCTCCCACTTCCCAAGAAACCTAAAGTCACTATACCTGGGTATCATTCTATTCGACGGGTTACTACCAGCCCTGTTAATTGGAAACGCTTAATTCTGCTACACTACTCCAAACTTTGAGGAGATAACCCATGTCCCGATATACCACACTGTCTACGAATGAAGTGACTGTGACTACTTCTTCCACTGAGATCATCGCAGCGGACAGTCGCCGTGACTTCTTGCACCTTCAGAACAATTCTACCAATACAATCCTGATCCGCTTTGGTACAGCAGCTGCTATCAATGACGAGACCAGCATCAAGCTCGTCTCCGGAGCAGAGATGACCTTCCACACCCCAGGCGTGGGTGCTATTCAGGCGATTGCACTGACGGCAACATCCGGGTTGACCGTGACCACCAACGATAACAGCGCTTAAGGAGATAAGAATGTCCCGTATTGATCCCAAGAAACTGAAGAAGCTGAATGAGCTGGAAGAGGCCTTCCTGGAGAACCTCATGAGTACAGAGTACTCGGATGACCCCCAGGGTGTGCGGATGGCTTATGTGGATGCTGGGTACGCTGACGGTAAACAGGCAACTTCCAATGCACGGTTGAAAATGCGGGAGTTGAACAAGCACATTGAGGTGCGGGTACATGAGCGTATCGGTGAGCACGTTACGATGGCTCTGGAAGGTCTGGCCGAGCTGGCGAAGTCGGCTAAGACCGAGACGGTGAAACTCCGTGCCATCATGTCCATCTTGGACCGGGCTGGTTACAACGCTCCAATCGTCATTGAGCACAAGAAGGATAACGTGCAGGAGATGACCAAGCAGCAGCTGATGGCAGAGCTGGAACGCAAGATGAAGAACCTGATCAAGAACGGGGCAATCCCTCCGGAACTCAAGGCCATCACTGGGGGTAAGAAATGACGCTAGGCCAGAAGCAACGACTGTTTGCCCGGTTGATCGCAGAGTTGATCAGCTGGGCCTATGAGCAGGGTTATGAGGTAACTTGTGGTGATGCGTTTCGTGACCCTCGTGTCCACGGACGCTTCGGTGCTAAGAAGGGCTATGGCCGGAAGAACAGCTGTCATAAATTGAAGCTGGCTATGGATCTGAACCTCTTCATTGAGGGACGCTATCAGAAGACAACCAAGGCACACCATGCTCTGGGGAAGAAGTGGGAATCAATGCACTCACTCTGCCGGTGGGGCGGACGTTTCAATGACGGCAATCATTACTCGATGACACATTGGGGTGTTCAATGAGCAAAGACCAAAGCCTGTTAGCAGGTATCAACCCAGACATTACACAGGAGGAGCTTGAACGGCTCCTCCAAGTCGTTTCAGAGCTTGATATTCGAGACGGCTCTTCCAAACTCCAAGACTATTCCCCTTACGCGTGGCAGCAGCGTTTCCACGCCGAAGGTAACGTCTGCAACCAGCGCCTGCTGATGGCAGGTAACCGGACAGGTAAGACTTTCTCAGGTGCAGCTGAAATGGCCTACCACCTGACAGGTCGCTACCCTGATGACTGGCAGGGAAGGAAGTTTGAGAAACCTATACGGGCCTGGGCCGCTGGCATCTCCAATGCGAAGACACGAGACATTGTGCAGCGGGAACTGTGCGGGGAGCCGGAAGATCCTCAGAAGTGGGGAACCGGTGCCATTCCGAAGGAAGATCTGGTGAGCAAGACCCGGTTACCCGGTGTACCAAATGCACTCCAGGCAGTGGTGATCAAGCACTACACCAACGGGATCTACGACGGTAATAGTCTTCTGGGCTTCCTGTCCTATGAGATGGGTTTCGAAAAGTTCATGGGTAGCCCGCTGGATGTAATCTGGTTGGACGAGCAGACCCCTTATGACATCTTCTCCCAGTGCATTACTCGAACAGCCGATACCGGCGGTATGGTGTACATGACCTTCACCCCTGAGCAGGGTATGACCACGGTTGTGCACCAGTTCATGAATGACATCAAGCCAGGACAGGCCTTGGTCATGGCGACCTGGGACGATTGCCCACACCTGACTGAGGAGATCAAAGAGCAGCTCCTGAATGTTTACCTCCCTCATGAAAGGGATATGCGATCCAAAGGTCTGCCAGTGTTCGGACGAGGGATGGTGTTCCCGCTGTCTGAAGATAAGATAAGATGTGAACCCTTCCAGATACCCACCTGGTGGCGCAGGATTGCGGCTATCGACTTTGGCTGGGAGCACCCTACAGCTGTGGTGTTCATTGCAATCGACCCTGACACAGGCTGTCAGTACGTTTACCACACCTACCGCGTGAAGAAGACCCTCCCTGCTATCATCTCAGCCCATATCCTGGAAGTTGGCCCATGGGTTCCTATGGCCTGGCCACATGATGGTCTGCAGCATGAAAAGGGCTCAGGGACCACACTGTCGCAGAACTACCGAGCCTTTGGTGTGAACATGCTTCCTTTCCACTTTACGAACCCACCAGCCATCGGCCAGGAGGAAGGTAAGGGAGGTAACTCTGTGGAGGCTGGTATCCTGGTCATGTTGCAGAAGATGGAAGCAGATCAGTTCAAAGTCTTCTCGACTCAGATAGAGTGGTTTGAGGAGTTCCGTCTCTACCATCGTGATGATGATGGTAAGATCGTCCCCAAGACTGATGATTTGATGTCCGCTACCCGGTATGCCAGCCAGTCAGCACGGTTCGCTGATATTGAGGCCAGCAGCTACCGGACAGGGTTCGGACCAACGAATATGCCAAATATTGAGGTGTGCTAATGGCTACTGAAAAAATGACCGATAGGGAGATCAACGTAATCCTTGACGCTGAGATGCGGGACTCCGTAGGCGTGGAAGATGACAAGTTGGCCTCTGATCAAGGGGAAGCGATGGATCGCTACATGGGTAAGCTGTATGGCACCGAAATGGATGGTCGTTCACAATACGTCTCCAGAGATGTGATGGACACCGTTGAGTGGATGATGCCGACACTGATGGACATCTACTACAGCACTGATGAACCTGTGGTGATACAGCCTCAGGGTGAAGATGACATTGAGGCCGCTGAGCAGGAAACCAAATACCTGGCCTGGTTGTTGAACCGTCGGAATGATGGGTTCAGCATCATACACAACTTCATCAAAGATGGTCTGATCAACAAGATCGGTGTGGTGAAGCACTGGTTTGATGAAGACGCTACGGTGACAGAGGAAGTCTATGAAGGGCTTGATGATCAGGAACTGGAAGCACTGCTGTCCAAGTCCAATGTGCAGGTTGTTGAGCACACGGTCTTTGACGCCGCCTCAGGTGAGGAGCTTGAAGATATTACAGGTGATGTACCCCTTCTACACGATGTACGCGTTGCCGTGGAAAGCTCAAAGTCCAAGATCACTCTGAGTAACACCGCTCCTGAGAACTTTCGTATCGCCCGCCGGGGAACCAGCGCCAAGCAGGCTCCTTACATGAGTGAGACACAGCGTGTTACGGTATCTGACCTGATCTCCATGGGCTTTGACCGTGAGATCATTGAGGGTATTGCCCGCCGCAAGGGTGGTATGACTGATCACGATCGTACCGTATCACCTCAGTTCCTGGCTCGGTTCCAGAATGACTCCACAGATCCCCGTGACTTCCTCTCAGACCGCACCGACCTGGCCAACATGGAGCTCCAGCTGGAAGAACACTACGTGAAGCTGGATATGGATGGTGATGGGATCGCTGAGATTCGCCAGATCTTCCGCATAGGCAAAGACATCCTGTCCAACGAAGTGTGGGATTCAATGCCCTTCACCGTTTGGTCACCGATCATGATGCCGCATAAGACAGTAGGTCTGAGCCTGGTTGATCTGGTCCAGGATCTGCAGCGGATTAAGACGCACCTGGTACGTGCGATGCTGGATAACGTGAACTTCTCGAACAACGGTGGGTTCGCTATTCAGGAAGGGATGGTGAACATTGATGACCTGATGACCACACGGCCATTGAAGATCATCCGTGAGAAAGTGCCTAACGCCCTGCGGAAGCTGGATACACCAAATCTTCCACCAGAAGCCTTCCAGATGCTGCAATACATCGACACTGTGCGTGAAGACCGTTCCGGAGTGAGCGGGCTCAGCAAAGGGCAAGATGATCAAGCCCTGGGTTCTAATACAGCGGCGATGTCGATCACACAGATGATGACGGCAGCACAGCAGCGGATTCAGCTGATTGCACGTGTATTGGCGGAAACAGGCTTGCGTGAGATCTACCGGGCCATGCACAAACTATCTCTGCAACATGGTGATAAGGAGACACGGTTCAAGCTGAACGGGAAGTTCATACAGGTAGACCCAACATCCTGGCGTACACGGGATGACTTCACCGTGACAGTGGGTACAGGGTTTGCCAACAAAGACCAGAAGATGCTCCACCTGAACATGCTGACCCAGGATACAGCACAGATTGTGGCAGCTGGTGGACTGGGTACACTGATCACACCTCAGAACATCTATGAACTGCAGAAAGCCAAATATGAGGCTGCAGGGTTCAAAGACTTTGCCAAGTTCATCACTGACCCTGCAACACAGCCACCACCTCAAGAGGAAGGCCCTTCAGCAGAGGAGCAACTTGCTCAGCTGGAAGCTCAGGTGAAAATACAGGAATTGCAGATCAAGCAAGCTAAACTCCAGATAGAACAGCAGGAAGCAATCTTCAAACAGATGGAATCCCAGGCGCGTATCCAGAAGATGGCCCATGATGCTCAGATTGACGTAGCGGAGCTTGAGCTGAAGTTCCAGGAGCTGGATATTGAGCGTGAACAGAAACGAGCAGTAGGTATCGGTTAATGCCAGACGCATATGAAGATTACCAAGCACCAAACCTGGCCCAGGAGATCACTGACGGTGGTCGGGCCAAGGCCATCCTGGAAGACCCAGTGTTCATTGAGGCCTTTGAGGGTATAAGGGCGACACTGATGCAGGCATGGATTAGCACTGCACCTTCCCAGGAGAAGGAACGTGAATATTTGTGGATGCAGATCAAAGCAGCAGACGATCTGAAACGGAATCTCACCACAGCTATAGAAACGGGTAAGCTAGCTGCTGGGACGCTCCCAGGGGCAGATAAGGGGCTTCTGAGCCGCCTGTTTAGTCAGTAAAATTGAACTATCTCTTTAAATAAGGTAACGTCCATGTCAGGTAATAGCGAGAACAACCAGGAAACTACTGGATTCAGCGATTTATCACCGATTGAACAAATCCTCAGCATCCAGGAGCGTGAAGAAGCGCCAACCGAAGATGACCTGAAGGGTACCAAAGACCCAGCGGAACAGGGCGCTTCTGAAGAGGAGCCTGAGACTCTTGAGGACAATCCAGCGGAAGCGGACCCTGAAGATGATGAAGGCGAGACTGAAGAGGTTGAGCTACCAGAAGAAGTGTATGAGCTGGATGACACTGATTTCCTCCAGATAGGTGATGAAGCCATTTCGATCAAAGAACTCCGTGAGGGGAATCTCCGACAGGCTGATTACACCAAGAAGACACAGGCTCTGGCAGATCAGAAAAAGGAATTTGAAGAAAGCAAGGGAGCACTGGCAGAAGAGTACCAGAGTATCACACAGCTACGTGCATCTCTGGCCGGTGAGTTGGAAGCCTTTCAAGGTGATGCTGAAAAACGTTTGGCAGCCCTTGATAAGCTGGACTGGAATGAGCTTAAGGAAGTTGATCCTGAAGAGTTCATGACCAAGAAGCTTGAGCGAGCTGAGTTACGCGAAAGCCTTGATACAGCGAAAGCTGATAAGGAAAAGCTGGTACAGGATCAGATCAAGCAGAACACGGAAATGTTCAACCAGCAGCGTGATGAAACCAACCGTATTTTGTCAAGTGAACAAGGTATCCCAGGGTGGGGTGACGAGACCAAAGGTTTAGAAATTCGTAAGGATATGCTGGCATACGCCGAAAGCGTTGGGTTCACGAAAGAGGAACTCAATTTCACGCTTGACCCACGGTTACTGAAGGTACTGCATACAGCGGCTCAAGCAGCCAAAGCACCTCCAGCAACCCAGGAGCAAGTAGCAAGGAAGAAGTTGAAGCCGGTGCCAAGGGTTACCAAGCCTGGTCACAAAGCCCGTCAAACTAAGAAGCAGAGTTCATTACATGATCGCCTGCATAAAGAGCAAAGTACCGGTGCAGCAGCAGACATGCTGTTTGACATGTTGCAGCGGGGCAAATGATAAGCTGAGGAGCTTCCCATGGCACAGCCAAGTAACCTTTACGATTCATACGATCAGACAGGCATCCGTGAAGATCTGACTGACGTTATTTACAACATTGACCCGTTCGACACCCCATTCATGTCCATGATTGGCCGTGGTGGCGCGAAGAACACACTGCACGAGTGGCAGACTGATGGCCTGGCTTCTCCAGCATCCAACGCTCAGATTGAGGGTGATGAAGCCTCCAACCAGGCGCTGTCTCCAACCAGTCGTGTGGGTAACTACACTCAGATCTCCACCAAAACTTGCCAGATCTCTGGTACTGACGACGGTCTGGATAAAGCGGGCCGTAACCGTGAGATGGCCTACCAGATGTCCAAGAAGATGAAAGAGCTTCGCCTGGATATGGAGCATGCAATGGTTGGTGTGAACAACGCCCGTGTTGCTGGTAACGCTTCTACTGCACGTGAGCTGGGTTCTGTTACTTCCTGGATTGCAACCAATGACAGCTTCGGCTCAGGTGGTGCATCTCCAACTGGTAACGGTACTGATGCACGTACTGATGGTACTCAGCGGGCCTTCACTGAGGCTCTGCTGCAGGGCGTTCTGCAGACCACTTACACTGCTGGCGGGAATCCAAACACTCTGATGGTTGGTGCTTTCAACAAACAGCAGGTATCTGGCTTCTCCGGTAACGCGACCAGTGTGGATCACACCAACACTGATAAACGTGTAATCAACTCCGTTGACATTTACGAGGGTGACTTCCACACCCTGAAAGTTGTCCCTAACCGTGTACTGCGTACCCGCGACGCCCTGGTGCTGCAGCCAGACATGTGGAGCACTGCGTTCCTGCGCCCTCTGGCGGCTACCCCGCTGGCTAAGACTGGTGACTCTGAGCGTAAGATGCTCGTTACTGAGTACACCCTGGTATCTAAAAACGAAGCTGCCTCTGGCGGTATCTTTGATCTGACCACCAGCTAATACCTGGTAGTTCGGTCCTTTGGGGAGGTGGCTTTTGGCTCCCTCCCCTTTTTTATGGGAGTTCGTATGAAGAAGATAGCTGACATGATGGCTGCCAACGGTGAAGACCGGACAGAGATATGGCATGACGAGATGTCCGGCAAGATTGTACATAACTTTGTGCAGGAAACTTTTGACGCCTGTATTGAGGCCAACCGCCAAGAGTACAACCAGCACAATGGCCGGAAGGAAGCCTACACCAGTGAGGTGGCAAACAAGGTCGCTTCCATACCACTGGAAACTGTATTCCGCTGGAAGCAGGAAGGCCTCGACATCTTCCGTGACGACCCCGAGACAAAACGCCGTTTACGACAGAAGCTGAACTCACCTGAGTACCGGTATCTGCGTACTCGGCCTGGGAGGCTTTAATGGCCATCACAAACTATTCTGAGCTGCAGATAGCTGTAGCCAACTGGGCTAACCGCTCTGACCTCACATCCCTTATCCCTGACTTCATCATGCTGGCAGAGACCAGGATCAATCGAATGATCCGACTTCCAGTGCAGGAGGTCACAACCACACTGGCAACAGGTGCTGTTACCAAGCGACTGACACTGCCTTCGGACTTCCTTGAGCTGAAGGGTATGGTGTTGATCAACGGTGACATCAAGGTCAACCTGCAGCGGTTCCCAGTGGACGAGGTCCGTGCATCTATCCGCTCCGGTATCCCTGTGAACTACGCCCGCCTGGGTCAGGAGTACATCTTCGACCCTCAGCCAGATGCTCAGTACAACATCGAGCTGTACTACTACAAGCAACTTGACCCTCTGAGTGATGCCAACACCACCAACTACTGGGTGACCTCAGCACCTGATGCTGTCCTGTATGGTGCATTGGTGGAGCTGGCTATTTACATTGAGGATGAAGAACAACAGCGTAAATGGTCGGCCCGCTTCAAGACCGCCATGGCTGAGATTGAACGGCATGCTCTGACAGCTGAGTACGCTGGTTCACCAATTAGCGCGAGGTAACTCACATGGCAGGTCCAGGCTTCTTCGGTGGCAGCGGCAATGAGGCCGTCACCAACCCGGTAATCACTGAGACGCTCTACTATGACCAGGAGCATGACCTTGGCACTTCCTCGGCGGTGACAGCCTGGGATATGACCAAAGGTAACAAGATGAAGGTCACATTGGATGATAGTCCGACGATCACCTTCCTGGACGATCCTGATGGCCCCAGCTCCCTCCTGGTCAAGGTGACTCATTCAGGCGGTGCGGCCCATGTGGTATCATGGCCAGCAACAGTCAAGTGGCCTGGTGGTAACGCACCAACGCTCTCGGCTGGCGATGGCAAGATTGATCTGATTGGTTTCTACTTTGATGGGACCAATTACTACGGAAACGTATCACTCAATTTCTCATAAGGGGAAAACACAATGGCACAAGGTACACTCACAGTCTTTTCCGACTTCATGGTTGCTTTCCTGGAAGCGAAGATGGATCTGGAGACTGCAGCCCTGAAGGTTGCATTTGTTTCTGACTCACAGGCTACTTGGACAAAGGCTACTGCGGACCCTCGCTGGGGTGCAGGCGGTACAACCAACCTGTCCACCAATGAAGTGTCAGGTACCAACTACACAGCTGGTGGTAACGCTGCAGCCAACCCGTCGGTAACTGAGACCGGTAACGTAGCGACCTATGATGCAGATGATCCAGCTACCTGGGTGCAGCATGCTTCTGGTCCTACCAACATCAAAACTGCGATCCTGTATATTGATGATGCCAACGATTATGCGATCGGCTTTATCGACATGACCACTGACTCAGGCACGACTCCTCTGTCCCTGGTGGATGGTGACATCACTGTACAGTTTGGTGCCAGCGGTATCTTCACGATCACCAACTGATCGGACATCGCGTGGTACGTTTCTGCCCTGGCAGGAAGTAGATGGGGGCTTCGGCCCCTTTCTTTTTATCTAAGGAGTCTCGAATGGCTGTCCAATACTACATTTACGAATCAGCCACGGGCCGCTTGGTCTCCGTTGGCTCTGAACTCCCCAAGAAGCTGAAGGCTGGACTGACATCCAAAGCCATTGATGATGACCAGGCTAACCAGAAGATATGGGATGAAGCGTCTGAGGCCCTGGTAAACCCTCCTGGACGCCGTGTGCTGAAGGTAGAAGAGTTACTGGCACGTTTCACTGAGCGGGAATTGCAGGGCCTCCTGGGCCTTTCTGAGAAGGATACACGGGCTGAGCTTCGAGCCCTCTCCCGGTTCGTGAGGTTATCCCCTTTCATCAACATGGATGGCCCTATCTATACAGATGCCCTTGCGGCTCTGGTGGGTATGGGGTTGATTTCTGCAGCTCGCAGTGTGGAGCTAAGTGCAGATGGCTGATTTTCCGTTCCCTCATACCTACATCAGTGTGGAAGCTCTTGAGGGCTCCCAGGATGATTTGACTACACAGATCATTTCAGGAGCTGCTTCGACTAAGGGCTCCTACATCGAGATCATTGCTTCTACAACACAGGAGTATCATGGACTGATCGTCTACGGGCGTAAGACAGGTGGGGACTCTATTGTGGCCACGGACATTGCGATCGGGAGTGCAGGTAACGAAGAGATTATCATCCCAGACTTTGCTATATCAGGTTACAACTCCTTTGCCGAATCCAGTAAAGGGTTCTTCCCGGTCTACATCCCAGCTGGCTCCCGTGTTTCTGCCCGCTCTGCTTGCTTCATCGCCTCTTCTTCAGCCTATATGCACCTGGTAGGCGTAGCAGCTTCTGGCTCAGGGAATGAGGCAAGGACAGTGAAGACGTATGGGGTAGGGTCGGCCTTCTCTGGCATCACTGTTGACCCTGGTGGTACTGCCAACACCAAAGGGGCTTGGTCTCAGATTACTTCTTCAACTACTGATGAAATCAGGCAGATTGAGATCTACATGGGGAAGTTCAGTAATACGGTTGATGCTGACGCTTCCTTCCTCCTGGATATTGGGATCGGTGGAGCAGGAAGCGAGGAAGTGCTGATCAGTAACATTGTCTTTGCCAGCAACACCAATGAAAAGCTGAACGGTGGTCTGGCCGTCATCCCTATCAACATTCCAGCAGGCACACGGATAGCTGCCCGTTGTCAGTCAAGTATCACTGACGCTACAGACAGGGTGATGTCCGTCTCTATCTCGGGGGTTTCCTGATGCAGTTTTACAACGACGGTTCTGTGACAGAATCAGCAGCGAACACCGGGTCCAGTGAGGGTGTTACTGTCTCCTCAACAGTCGCCAACACAAAGGGTGCTTGGTTTGAGCTTATTGCCTCTACGGACAGGGACCTCATGGGTTTCTATCTCCACTTCTACCAGACAGGTTTTGGCTTTAGCTACCTGACAGATATTGGTGTTGGAGGTGCAGGCAATGAAGAAGTCTTAGTGCCAAACTTGCTCCGACAATCCCAGTCTGCTGACGAGACAGTGACCGGGCTTTACATCCCTATCTCAATTGCAAAGGGCACCCGTGTCTCAGCACGGCTCCAGTCAAGCACAGCTTCTACGGGGACACGCCTGGGTTTCGTCGGGATCTCACCTGGCTTCATGTCAGATGCACCCTACACGATGGCTTCTACGTACGGTGCGGTAACTACTGATTCTGGGGGGACAGAGGTAGACACTAGCGGGACAATCAACACTTACGGCAGCTGGGTTGAGCTGACAGCTTCCACGGACAGGGACCACCGAGGCCTCCTGGTGACACTAGGTGACCAGCTGAACACTGCAAACACCACTGCTCGCTGTGCCTTTCAGTTAGCTGTAGGTGGTTCAGGTAGTGAAGAGATCATTCTCCACTCTGGCTCTAATGCTATCTCCTCAACAGAACAGACTTCCGGGGGACATAATTACTGGTTCCCTATTGAAGTCCCTGCTGGGTCTCGACTGGCAATGCGGAGGCGTTCCAGCATAACCAATGTAACCGACCGCAAAATGGATGCGGTAATCACAGGAATCACATAATGGCGACTTCTCAAGCAGACGGTTCTCAGACCGCTACTATCAACACTGAGCACACCCTGTCCACCGTTACGGTCGCAGGGTCTTTTGTTCTTCACGTGGACACAAATGCAATGGCCCTGGGTGATGTCCTGGAGCTTCGTGTGAAACTGAAGACACGTTCTTCCGGTACGACCAGGGAAGCCCAGGTAGCCTATTACGCTCATGTGCAGGGTCAGCCTGTGAAAATGAGCATCCCTGTCGCCTCCCCCCATGAGGTGGTCTTCACTCTGAAACAGACAGCCGGTACTGGCCGGGCATTTCCTTGGGAAGTTGTGAAGCTATAAGGAGACACCTATGAGTATCCGTTATTCGAGTTTTCACGCCTTCCGTGTACCTGGCTCAACAGTTGTTGCAACGACCAATGAGTTTGTCCTGGCAGAAGTAAATACTTCCATCCAGCAAGACAAGATCTTTGTAGTGAACACACCAGGGTTGGTCCTGGCTGGGGAACTAGCTGGAGTCCACCAGGAAAGCACGGTCATCACCGAGACAGTTGGTTTAACCCTGGCTGTCTTCGATGTGCTGCTTTCTCGGGATAAGGTGATCACAGGCACCACATCAAATCTATTGGTGGCGAAAGCGGATACTGTGATCCTGCAGGATCAAAACGTTACTGCTACTGCAAGCAGTCTGGGTCTTGCTGCCTTCGACGCGGATCTGTCCTTTGACCGTAGGCAGCTTGTTACAACACCTGATTTGACTCTGACCGAGATCGACCCAACGATCCGGGTACA